TAACAGTCTTGCGCTCATCAGCAAGATCTCTTGACCGATCTTTCAACAGCTCGAAGTTCGTCAGGTCTCGTCCAAGCTTCTTAGCCTCATCATTTTCAGACTTCAAGAAGGCCTTCAAGGCCCCAAGCTCCTTAACAAAGTTTACCTTCTGGACTTCGTGAGCAGGTACATGATCTGACTCGACAAACTTCCAATCTGTTACAACTGGAGTTCTGATGATCGTGATCCCATCTGTAGTATCAGAGAACACAGTTTTCACCGTGAAAACCTTTGTGCCAATCAGCTTCAGGATGTCCTTGATCTTCTTCTGGTCAGGCTCTACTGATGGGTCATCACCTGGTAACATCTCTAATAATGCAATGTAGTTCAGGTTGTCCTTGCCATAGAACACGGTATTTGGTTGGGCACCGAAGATGATCTCGAGGTTGATTGACTCACCATTTGTCAAGACTTGAGCAAGATAACCTTCTGCCTTTTCAAGCACTGCATGTGCTGCCTTGAACCCATCGTAGGATGAGGTCTTAGGAAAATCTGCTTCATGGTAGAAGCGCTTACCACCTTTTTGCTCACGAGAGGTAAACTGCTCACCATGGTCATCAAGGCCTACTCGCAAATTTGCACCGTCAAGCTTCTGAACTGCAGACAGTTCACCAATCTTTTCAACCATTCGCAAGAAGGTCTCGATGTCAAGATCTTCAAGGTGGGACACACCATAATCTTGTCCCTCAGTAAGGATCTTCTTTTCTCGAAATGTGTCAGCAGAGTATATCATGATGTCCGTCAATAAGAAATGGGTATAAACAGTACACCTATTTATACCCATTGAAGGACTTGATCTCAGGAGATCTTAGTTGCTCGTTTCTTGACTTGCAGCTTCTACAGCAGATGAAACGCTTGCTTCCAATTGTTTGAAGTTGTTCTCAAGTTCGAGTGACAACCCACGATTTGCTGCTTCCAACTTGAAAACTTCACGTTTTGCAACTGCCAACTCATTTGCCCAGATTGAATAGACGTTGATCTTTTCCTTGATTTCTTGAGGCAGCGCATTGATGACGTAAGTCTTGTTATTGATGGTGATCGTAGGCTCATTCGCTGGAATAGTTGAATTAGCTGGTGTTGTGGCGATCTCTGATGCTGTTGTTACAGCCTCTACTACTGGTTTTGCAGTGGCTTTCTTTGCCATGGTAATGCTCCTTTATGGTGTGGTTATGGTAATGCTATTTATTCGCCAGCTCAGACTTGAAAAGGCAAGTTATTCACATTGAGCTTGGTACTTTTGCTATCTGACTGCTTTGTATCTTTTGGTATACCTTCTTCATTCTTGCTCTTGACAAGATCTGTTAATGATTGCGGAGCTTGCCGACCTTGACCATCATCTTCAAGGTTCTCAAGGCACAGTGTTCGATTGTTGAACTTAAGCATGAAGAAGTTGCCTACACCAGCAGATGATCTTGTCTTCAACAACTTGAACATCATCTCACCACGAGCCTTCATCTGAGGCGTTTGCAAGATAGCGATCAAGTTGTCCGTAGTGTTTACCTTGGATATACCACCAGCAATGTGAGCTTGACCGACATCTTCAATGTTGTCCACTTGTTGGGAGTTTCTGTTTAACTGTGAAGCTGTTATCATGATCAAGTTAAACTCATTTGCAATCGCTCTAAGTTCTTCAGAGATAAACTTGTCACGGGCAAAGGTGTTCTCAGCTGAGATGGATTGAACAGAGCACATCAAGTCAAGATAGTCTACCACAATAAAGTCTGGTAGGTAGGAGTTAACGATCTCAAACTCTTTCAGATAGGCTCGAATGTGATTAGCGTTTGTTGATGACTCAGGCATTCGCTTAACATATAACGAGCCATGACCCTCTTGTTGTTGCTTGATCTTTACTGTAGTCTCTGTGATGTTCTTAAGAATTTCTGTTTGTCTAATACCAGAGAACATTGAGTCAAAGCGCTTAGCAACAACCTCTTCAGCAAGTTCAAGAGTGATGTAAACACCATTCAAGTTCTGCTTCATTAAGTTCTTAGCCAGGTTACTCATTGTCAAACTTTTTCCCACCCCAGCTGCTGCACCCCAGATAATCATCTCTTTCCGGTTCAACCCTCCACCAAGATATTCATCTAATTTAGCCCAGCCTGTAGGAATAGCATTGTTGTTCAAGGCTAATAGTCTTAATCGAGCTTCAGGGTCATTGAAGTAATCAAGACCGATATTTCTTGACAGTCCTACAGTGATAGCATCTCTGATCAGCTTCTCAATCTCGCCATACCTACCTTCATCAAGTAGCTTTGGCGACGCATAGATCGCTTCTTCGATCGCCTTCTCACGGCAAAACTTTTCAAGCTGGTTCTCAGCATAGGTCAGCTCTTGTCTAGTCATGGTAGACTTAAAGTCAATTGACTGACCAGTCTCTACCTTGATTTGTTCGGCAGTTGGTGGAGCCTTGTACTCAGCAAAATAGCTGCTGATGAACGTAACTACGCTCTTGATCTTTGGATCGAAATAGGAACTTTTTAGGATTGGACTTACCTTGATAAAGATCTCAGCATTTGAGCAGAGATATTCAAGTAGCAGCTTTTGCTTGTCTAATTGCATTTATGTTTTCCTTAGGTTGAGCAGTTAATTCTCAACATCATCTTACCTTGAAGTTCTCTACATGCTGTTGAAGCGAGGTGAGTTATTACCCACAGCCTTCCAAGCTTCTGAAGTGCATCATTAGCATCTTCATAGTTGTCAGGAAAGCAAGCGACAAACCAATTGTCTGGTCCAACTAGGACCTCATTGCCGAGCTTCGCTCCATTTGCATTTTTGTCTATGACGAAGATCACTCTTCTTCGCTGTGCAACCTTACGCAGTTCTGTTCTCTTAAACTCGGTCAAGGTACTACCAAGCAGCGCTATTGCGTTTTTGCCTATTGACACAGCGTCGAGCGGACCTTCAGTTACAAACAGTGGTTCATCAGTGTACCTGTAGAGTTCATCCATGTTGAAGAAGATGTTATCCTTAACCACAGATGGGTTCTTGTAACGTGGAGAGATCATCTCGTCATCGAGTGACCTCCCTTGCCAGTAGATGGTCTTGCCCCTGAACACATAAGGTATCAGTAGGCGTCCAACATAAGAAGTTTCGTTGGTAACATACCAATCAAGGTCTGAAACTTTAAGGGACCTTGATTGTAAATATCGTTTGGCTACTTCACACCATTCATTCTGCCCAGAAGACACTAATACTGAGCCAGTTGGTAATGGTGCTTCTTTGTTTGGTAGTTCTAATCCTGTAGGCTTTTGCTCTGCTTGTGTCACTTGTTTATCTTGCGGTTTGAAGAAGTTAAAGCTGATCGTCTTCACAATCTCTTCTTCAGGTATCCCAAATGCAGTCAATACCTTCTTAATGTTCTTTGGAACTACGTGCTTGTGTTTTAGTGGATCATACACTGCTTTCTCGGAACAATTGAAGCACGAGTATACAGTGTTACCATCATCAAACAAAAACCCTGCGCGCTCTTTGTAGTCTCCACAGACTTGACATTTTACAACCTCAAATCCTTTTGGAGATTTCTTACCAAGGACTACGTAGCGTCGGATCAGTGTTTCTAAGTCTTCCACAGGATAAGTCAGTTAAGATGATGAGACATTCTATCTTATCAGACCATTCTTGTACATTTAATCCTAAGTGATCACTGGCGATCACTTATATTACTTACAGGACCCTAAGTGATCATAAGTGATCACTTAGGAGTTCAACTCTTTGAAGTACTTGTTAACGGCTTTTGTGTAGTGAAATGTTTTGGGATTTATTCCTTTTGCTCCACTTACGCCTTGATTGTAGGCTGTAATCGCAAGATCTGGCTTCTCATTGATACCAAGCATAAGTAGATATTTGCTGCCTACTCTAATGTTGAACTCATCGTCAAGGATCAGCTTTGCTTGGATCTCTTCATCAGTATTAGTATCAAGATATTGCAACAGCTCAGGGTAGCGCTTGAGAACATCTTTTGCAGCAGCGAGCTTGAGTTGGACAGCTCCGAAATAACGATCGCCAACCTTGTTAGTCAATCCTGCTACACGATAGTGCTTTACATTACAAGCTCGGCTCTCTTGCATCAAGATACCTTGTAGATATGATGGGTGCTGGATGCCATCTTGCTTTGCTATTTCATAAGCAAACGCTAACATCTTGTATTGCTTATAGGTTAGAAACTCTGACATCTTCACGACCTGTGGACCTTGGTTTGTCATCGTCTCAGCAACAGCGGTGCCTTGTCGAGATAACAAAGGTGAGGTAAGTTGAAATGCTATGGTAAGTATTGCTATGGATAGAACGATGAATAATGCATTAACTGCTTTCATACGGAACTCCTTTTATGTTGTGAGATACTCTTCACAGTTTCAAAATCGTCTCGGTGCCAAGCGGACTGTTGTTTTCGGGGACAAGCGTAGAGAGCCCAACATCGCTGGGCTCTCTTGCTTAGACTATCTGGTATGATTTGTGATGCTTAATTCATCGCTTGAGTTTCAAGCGATGCCGATGCTGGATCAGAGAATTCTGCACCTACCATGGTTGCGCTTTCCATAGCAATGTTTGATAAGCCACCACCAAGTTGTGTCATAACAGCGCCGGTTCCATGGACTACCTTTGTCATCTGGTGGAAATAGTCAAGACCATTTTTACCATTGCTCAAAGTTGCTTGCGCCAACAGGTCCCACAGCTCATACTTATCTGAGTGACGGTTGGTTACAACTGATTTCAGGCGACCTTTGTCGATATTGTCAAGTAGACCAACATTGATGTAGAACACCGATTGAATCGCTCCTTGGCGGTTCTTTACCAACTTAACAATGGCTACCTCAGTAAGACGTCCATCTCCTGCTAAATCAAAGTAGAAGATGTGATTTAAGCCAGTTGGCTTCAAGCGGGTTTCAAGACCTGCTACGGTTGGTTGCTGTACTTGTGGTGCTTTTGCCATGGTTGGCTCCTATGTGTTATGGTTGAGAAGAACTATGGTGATCTTCATGAAACTATTTATCATGCTGCCTACTGCTTACTCGGGTATTTAAGAAGTTCTACAAGATGGTGTTATTTCTCATGAGCTTGATAAATAGATGCCTTATTAGAAGGATAGCAGTCCTGTTTCTACAGACTTCTCTTCTATCAAGACCTTAGCTTGCTTCTCGATAACCTTCTCACCTTTTAAGAAGCGCTGATTGAGTATGAACAACTCTACAAACTTCATCGCTTCTTCACTAACTCGTTGCAGCTTATATTCACCAAGGAACCTCAAAAAGTGGAAGTGAGAATAGGTACCGAGCTGTTCAACCTGCAGCTTAACACCTTCTTCAAGGATCATTCTTTGTTCTGCTGGTTGCTTGAATAGGTCCATCAAGATGATGTTCTCCTCATAAAGGTCTCCTACTCGGTGAGATCTCTCTACCATGACTGGTAAACCTTGAGCATCAAGAACGTTAACTCCTTGGACATCCTTCTCAAAGATCTTTTCGGTCCACGTCTCGTTCATGAAGTTTACCAGCTCATACTGGTCTTCATAGGCCTTCTTGATCCTGGTCTCCCTGACCTTGGGATAAGCCGATGGAACGTTATCTCCACCATCACCCCTAATGCACTTCAAGAAGATCCAATAGTCAAGGTCTTCTTCATATGCTTTATCACCCGGCTTGTTGCGTTCCTTACCATTGTCAGGGTTGATCAGTTTAACACCTGGCAGCTTCAAGAGCTGGGTAAAGTCCTTGTCACCTGAGATGATGTCAATCTCATGCTCGTCAGATGCATAAAGCTGACAGTAGGCTGCTATTGCATCATCCGCCTCCATGGTCTCAATACAAAGACAACAGATTGAGGTATGCTTGCTGATGACCGTCATGAAGGCCTCAAGCAGTGAGTAGTAGTGCTTCATCTCAGGATCTACGACGCGGTTTGCCTTGTACATCTGCCGAGATTTTCTTGAAGATGTGTAGTCCTTGCGCCAGTTCTTACCACCTTCAAAGGCAAACACTACAAATTCAGGCTTGAACTTGACATACCAGCGCATAATGCTCTGTAGGCTGATGTGCATACAGAGCCCAACCAACTCTTCAGGTGTGCAGTCTTTTGTTTGATTGTTATACTTCTGCATAGCAGAAACTCTGAAGAGGATGTTTGACACATCGAATAGTAATGTCTTCTTAGGCAGCTTTTTCATCTGATTTATCCGTGGATCTCACTAACAGGATTAGGCTTGC